TTTCCTCAAATTTCGGTTTTGTGCCTGGCATCTTCCTCCCCCTGAGGTGTCAGGCAGAGAATCGAAAGCAATTTTACGATGATGGAAAGGAGTGGAGCCAATGGCAGCGCAAAAAAAGAAGCCAGAGGCGGTTATCGAAGACGGCGCTGTCTATGTGCTGCGCGCCGGAACGCCAATATTCGTAAAAACTGCGGACATTTGTGCAATGACGGGCAAAAGCAATCAATGGATCGGCCAATTGGTCAGCCAGGGAACGCTTAACAAGAAAAGCACTCCCCACGGCTCGCTTTTTGACCTTTTAGCAACCATGAGAGCTTATACCGCGATGCTGGAAGAGCGCCTGAACTCAGCAGAGGAGAAAAAAGCTGACAACGCTGCAGAGAAAGAGAAGCAGGAAGCTGAAATCAGCATTAAAAAAGCCAAGGCCATAATCACGGTACTGGAAGCGAAAGAGCTTCAGGGCAAAATGCACCGGTCCGAAGATGTGGCAGCTATGACCGAGGATTTAATATACAATATCCGGAGCATGCTGTTGGCCCTGCCTGGCAGGCTTGCAGTTGATGTTGCATCAACACAGGATCCTGCCGAAGCAGCAGAGATAATACGCCGGGAAGTCTATAAAGTCATGGAGGAGCTCTCAAATTACAAATACGACCCGAAAAAGTACGAAGAAAGAGTCCGGGAACGCAGGAGCTGGGACATAGAAAGCGGCGATATCCATGACGACGAAGAGTGATGCGAAGAGATTGAATGCTGCAATTGCAAAAGCCATTGCAGCAATGAAACCTCCTGAAAACCTGACCGTTACGGAATGGGCTGACAAAAAACGCCGTCTCTCTCCTGAAAGCAGTGCTGAACCAGGACCCTGGCGGACATATAGGACTCCCTATCTCAAAGAGCCAATGGATGCTTTTACGGATCCGAAGGTCAAGCGTATTGTTATGGTTGCAGCTTCCCAGGTTGGAAAGTCCGAGCTGCTCAATAACATTATCGGGTATATCATTGATGAGGATCCAGGCTCCATCCTCTTTATCCACCCGACTACCATTGATGCTAAAGATTATTCAAAGCTCCGTATCGCTCCCATGATCCGGGACTGCCCGTCACTCAGGAAAAAGGTTGCGGAGCCGAAAAGCAGGGATAGCGGAAACACGATTCTGCAGAAAACATATCCGGGCGGAATATTAACTTTATGCGGTTCAACTGAAGCGCATTCCCTGGCGTCGAAGCCAATACGATACATACTCGGTGACGAACGTGACAGATGGGCTACATCGGCCGGCAATGAAGGTGACCCCTGGGAACTTGCCAGGGCCAGGCAAATAACTTTCTATAATGCGAAGGCTGTTGAAGTGTCCACGCCCACAATCAAAAATGCGAGTAACATTGAAGCGGCATATGCTACCGGCACTATGGAGCGCTGGTGCGTGGCCTGCCCTCACTGCGGTGAGTACAATAACATCACTTTTTCTGATATTCGCTACGATTACGAAGAGAAAATTGTGGCCGGAAAAAAGACATATTCGGTAAGCAATATCAGGTATATTTGCCCCAGTTGTGGTGCGATTTCCACAGAAAAACAGGTAAAAAGCCAGCCGGCCAAATGGATAGCGGAGAATCCTGACGCATACCACCTCAATGGCTGTCGTTCGTTTTGGCTGAATGCTTTCGTGAGCCCTTGGGCTTCNTGGCAATCTACCATCCTGGAATATCTGAATGCTTTGGGTAGCAGCAAAAAACTGCAGGTTGTATATAACACCCGCTTCGGTGAGCTGTGGGAAGACCGCGGCGATCTGGAAGATGAAGATAGTATTATGGCAAGACGTGAGCAGTATGAAGCTGAGCTGCCGGACGGTGTTCTTGTCTTAACCTGTGGCGTTGATACCCAGGACGACAGGCTTGAATTTGAAGTGGTTGGTTTCGGCCACTTCGGTGAGAGCTGGGGCATTAAAAAAGGCATCATCATGGGACGGCCAGATAATCCGGATGTATGGAAGCAGCTCGATGACATCATAGATAAAGTCTATTACTTCAAAAACGGTGTAGGCCTGCGCATATCAATGACCTTTGTTGATGAAGGCGGACACTTTACTCAGGAAGTCAGATACCATTGCCGGGAGCGGTTAAGCAAAAAGGTGTTTGCTGTCAAAGGCCGCGGNGGTGACGGAATCCCNTATACCTCCCCGCCTAAAAAACAGAAAATCATCATCAAAGGGAAAAGTCTCGGTACCTGTTGGCAATATACTATCGGCGTTGATGCAGGCAAACAGATTATCATGGATAACCTCAAGGTGCAAACACCAGGACCGAAGTATTGCCATTTCCCCAAACGCGACGATTATGGCCCGGCATATTTTAAAGGGCTGTTATCCGAGCGGTTAGTATATAAACCTGAGCGAAAAAATCCGTGGGTATGGGAAAAGATACCCGGCCATGAACGGAATGAAGCGTTAGACTGTCGCAACTATGCTCTTGCAGCGTTCAAGGCCTTGCCTATTGATTTGGATGCAATAGACAAACGGATAAAGGAAGCAAAAGACAATAAACCGATATCGGAGCCGCGTAAACAACCTGTGAAGCAAAAGAAAAAACCCAGCAGCGCGTTGAACAAGTTTTTTAACGATTGGTAAGGAGGGTTCCTTAAATGGCTGATATGACTGAAATAAAGGCAAGGCTTCAATTTTGGAAGGATGCACTTGCCAAACTGAGAGCTGCTTATCTCGCTCTTGTTGAAGGGGGCGTTCAAAGCTATACGATAGATGACCGCTCTCTCACCCGGTTTGATTTGCCGAAACTCAAGGCAGAAATCGAGGAAGCTGAGCGGAAAGTCGATGAATACACCGCAATATTACGCGGCCGAAAGCCGAGGAAGGCTTTTGGTATAGTTCCGCGTGACTGGTAATGGGTATAAGTCCGAAAGGACTTTGCCAACGGAATGTCCGGCGGAGTTTGCTCCTTTCGCCACTGGACATTCCGTTTATTTTGTAAAGATTGGAGGCGATAAATTGAGCAATAAACATATAAGCCGACGCAGCGGACGCCCGCAGGCAAAAGGCTATAGTGAAGCGGGGGCAAGTTATTATAAAAGAGCTCTCAAAGCATTTACGGCTCAAAGCGGAAGTCCGCGAGAGGATATCGACTGGAATAATGCTACGCTCCGGCAGCGTGGCCGCATACTTTACATGGCATCCCCTGTTGCAGCTTCGGCCATAAAGACAAACCGCACCAGTATAATCGGGATGGGATTGCAATTCAGATCCAGGATTGACCGTGATATTTTAGGCTTGACACCGGAAGCGGCAAAGGAATGGCAGCGCAGGACCGAAGCTGAGTTTGCGCTCTGGGCGAACCATAAGCAAAACTGTGATGCTATTGGTGTTAACGACTTTGCTGGCTTACAGCAGCTCGCACTCCAATCATGGTTAATGAGCGGCGATGTGTTCGCGCTGATTAAGCGGTATGAACCGACAAAATTATCCCCCTACTCCCTGCGTGTTCATTTGATAGAAGCTGACCGCGTTTCAACACCGACAGACAATGCAACCCTTATCTCGCCAAGCATTACTGATGGCAAGACAAAGGACGGTAATCGAATATTTGACGGTGTTGAAGTGGATAAGGAAGGCATGATCGTGGCCTATTATGTCCGGAATACATACCCGTATCAGCTTACAACTGAAAAAACTGAATGGGTGCGCGTTCCGGCATACGGTGAATTAACCGGGTTGCCAAATATTCTGCATATCATGGATTCGGAAAGGCCTGACCAATACCGTGGGGTTACTTATTTAGCACCAGTAATTGAGGAATTGCTGCAGCTTCGCCGTTATACGGAGAGCGAACTGATGGCAGCGCTGGTTCAGTCGTTTTTTACTGCGTGGATAAAGACAAATACTGATACAACGGAAATTCCGGTGAATGAGGCCGGTGGAGATATTGTCGGATTGGATGGTGAAGAGCCGGCAGAGGTTTCAACAAGCGACAACGAATATGAAATGGGACCGGGAACGGTTAACCACCTGGGAGAAAATGAGGATATCGTGTTCGGCAACCCCAATATACCTACATCCGGATTCAAAGATTTTGTTGAAACGATATGCGAGCTTATCGGAGCAGCCCTTGAGATTCCGAAGGATATCCTCTTAAAGAATTTCAATTCAAGCTATTCTGCAAGCCGCGGTGCCCTGCTCCATGCCTGGGAAGCATTCAAGATGCGCCGGCAGTGGTTTGTCAATGATTTCTGCCAGCCGATATACGAGCTCTGGTTAACGGAAGCCGTGGCCCGGGGACGCATAAAAGCACCCGGATTTTTCAGTGATCCTCTCGTTCGCATGGCCTGGTGNGGCGCTCGATGGATAGGNCCGGCTCAAGGACAGCTCGATCCGACCAAAGAGGCAAAGGCAGCAATTATGTATGTCGACCGNGGNTTCAAGACACANGAAGAAGTGACGGTTGAGCTGAACGGTGGCGACTGGGAAGAAAACCTGGAACAGCTGTCAAGNGAAAACGAGCTGCTTAAGAAAGCCGGCGGCGGCAATTACATGGCCACGCTTGCTGATAATGATACGGAAGGAAGTGAGACNGATGCCTAATATTTTGTCAGGCATGTTTGGGAAAAAGCTCCCCAATATCAAGATTGAGCGCAACTGCTATACCATGGCTATTGTCGACGGCGATACTGCCGAGATAACCATGTATGGTGAAATCGTGGAGCAGCAGCCTACTGATTGGTGGGGAGAACCGATCGAAGGAGAATTTATAACTCAAAGTGAGTTTCTGGAGGACCTCAAATCCATTGAGGGTGCAAAGACAATTATTATCCGCATGAACAGCATCGGTGGCGATGCCGGTGTTGCCATACTCATTCATAACCGGCTCAGGGAACTTGCGGCCAAAGGCAAAAAACTGATCTGTGTCGTAGACGGAATGGCAATGTCCGGAGGCTCGCTTATCATGTGTGCTTGTGATACGGTACGGGTTAACCCCTCAAGTATCATCATGATACATAAATGTATACGCCTCCTGTTCGGCTGGTATAACGCGGATGAGCTGCGGCAGATAGCAGATTCTAATGACGCCTGGGATAAAGCCCAGGTATCAATTTACAAGCGCAAAACCAATCTCTCGGAAACTGTAATTAAGCACATGATGGCTGAAACCACCTATATGACAGGGAAAGAAGCTGTTGACAAAGGTTTTGCGGATGAATTACTGGACGATGCTGAACCGGTCAGTATCGCAGCCAGTGCAGACCGAAGCACTATTTATGTGAATGGGCGTGCGATTCGGTTAATGAGTCCGCTCCCTTTGAAGTTACCGGAATATATTCAAACGGTCAATCCCGGTGCAAATGCGCCGGTTAAGACAAATAATAACATGCCGGCAGAAACCGGCAGCGAAGAAGGAGGAAATGTAACCATGGCAAAAACTATTGAAGAGCTTAGGGCTGAATANCCGGAGCTGGTAAAACAGATCGAAGCCGAGGCGAAAGCTGCCGCATCTGCTGACCAGAAAGCTGCAGAGCAGAAGGCTGTTAATGATGCAGTTCAGGCAGAGCGGAAGCGTTTGCAGGAGATTGATGAGATCGCATCTGCAATCAATGATCCTGACCTGGTGAAAGAAGCAAAATACGGAGAAAAAGCTTGTTCAGCTCAGGAGCTTGCTTTCAGGGCTATGCAGAAGCAGGCCAAACAGGGAGAGCAGCACCTTGAAGACGTCAAGAAAGACTACCAGGCTTCCAATGCATCCAGTGTCAGCGCANCTCCGAACGGCGGAGAGGATGACCCCAAGAAAAGCGTTGAAGCAGTTGTAGACGCAGGANTTGAGGCGGTCAAAAAAGCGCGTACTGGAGGTAGATAAGCATGAGCATTATCATGAATGAATCTATTGGGGCTNTGGAATATGATGGCCTCATCAATTCCGCTTATCCTGCAGANGTTATCCATGCGTCTCTTGCTTCGGGTTATGGGAAACTCAAAAGAGGTACCCTGATAGCACGGAACTCAAGCGGAAGCCTGATTCCGTGGGGCAGCGACATAACCGATGATCTGGTAGAAACTCTGACAGTATCAAATCATGTTGCTACCAAAGCACAGGCTGGGCTTCGGACGGCCTTGCTAAAAGTATTTGCCCTTGACTTTATCGCGGAAACTCTGGCCGTGGAAGATCATGCGGCCTCAATAACTGTCGCTGGCTTGAACAAAGACACCCTCGTAGTGAAGCATGGAGAAGATACACTCACGCTCACTACTGATTACACGGTATCGTATGAAGACGGTGTGCTGACGATTACCCTTGTGGATACAAGCGCGCACTATGATGCCGAGGAGTTGGAAATCAAGTGTTTCTTCGCTGATGTGTTCGTCGAAATTGAAAAGACCACCGATTACACAGTAACGTATTCGTCAAATACCCTCACTGTAACGCTTGTTCAGACCAGCGATTATTACGACACTCCGAAGGTGAAAATTATCTGCCCTTATACATATGATGAGGGCACAATCGCAGCTGCAAACCTGATCCTTGCGGAAGATATCGATACCGGAGAAACATCAGGGTCAACAATAATTGCCCGGGTATATCGCACAGGTATATTCAACAGAAAAGCGATATTACACGACCCGAAAGCAGTTGATGGAATCAACGACGTCACGAAAGAAAAGCTTCGTAGCGTCGGGATCTATCTCAACGACTCAATTTCTATTTAACGAGGAGGTAAAAAGCTATGGGAAAGAGCTTGATTGAGACCAATGCTATCAATCCTCATGACGGACTGATAGCAGCACCGTGGCCTCCGGCTGATGTGTTCCACATCAC